GTGGGACGACGATACCCCTGTCGATGACGACGAGGTGTCGGTTCCCTTTCTGCGCGAGGTTGAATTGGCTGCTGGATCAGGAAGATTCGTCATCGAGGAAAGCGAACGCGCCAGCCTGCGCTTCGGCAAGCGCAGCCTGCGGCACAACGGCGTGCAGTTCGACCAGGCCAAGTGCGTCACGGTGCGTGGCAACAGCATGTTGCCGGTGCTGCGGGACGGCGCCACGGTGGGCGTCAATGCCGGCAAATGCGCAATTGGCGACATCGTTGATGGCGACCTCTACGCGATCAACCACAACGGCCAATTGCGGGTGAAGCAGCTGTATCGCCTACCTACAGGGATCCGCCTGCGCAGCTTCAACCGCGATGAACATCCGGATGAGGACTACAGCTTCCAGGAGATCCAGGAAGAGCAGATCAGCATCCTCGGTCACGTCTTCTGGTGGGGCATGTACGCTCGCTAAGCCAGCCCTCTTGAACAAAGCCCGCCCTTGAGCGGGCTTTTTTTTGCCCGCGAAAAATCCCCAGCCCTTTGTTTATGCGCCTTCCATGCATTTCAGCAAATCTTGCGCATAAATAAATGCATTTGCGCATTGACTGCATATGCATGAATGCATAATATGAGCCTCAAGCCGCGCAACAGCGGCTGCAAAGACGCTCTTTAGTGGCAAAGCAAAGGCAGCGATGAACCGGCCTCGACGGTTCAGAGGGTTGGCAACTGGCCCGGGTGTGCAGCGTAAAGCACCAGAAGCAGTTATCCGGCGGACAGGGTCGCGGTCGGAGGAACAATTTGAATGGGTCCGTACCGCACCAGTAGTGCCGAAAGACCAAGGTTTGCATTACTGAAAAGCCCGGGCGACCGGGCTTTTTGGAATGCCTGCCTAACGTGGGCCACCAACAGACAGGGACCCTTTGAAACATCGTTATCAGCCTTCTATCAACCGGCCATTTCGCTGGCCTCAATCCGCACGGGAGACGTGAATGACAAACGAGCAACAAGCGTTGCTGGACATGCCGATCTGGCTGGTCATCGTCCTGGCCCTGGTCGGTGGCGTTTCCGGCGAAATGTGGCGCGCCGACAAGGAGGGCGCCCGTGGCTGGTCGCTGCTGCGGCGCCTGGCGCTGCGCTCCGGGGCCTGCGTGGTCTGTGGGGTCTCGGCGATCATGCTGCTGTATGCCGCCGGCGTGTCGATCTGGACCGCCTGCGCCTTCGGTTGCCTGACCGCCATGGCCGGCGCCGACGTCGCCATCGGCCTTTATGAGCGCTGGGCGGCCAAGCGCATCGGGGTATGCGAACCGCCTTCCCGGGATTCCCATTCGGACCAGCCTTGACTCACCGGGCGGCTACCGCCCTCAACACGGTCGTGCGCCCCGGGCTTTCGCCGCCGGGGCCGCTTCGGCCTGATTCTGGAAGCAGGCGATGAGTGTACCGCCACCTCTACCCGAACCAGTCTGCCGCCGAGCAGGCCGCCAAGGCGCGCCTGGCGGCCTTCAACCGCAGCACCGCTAGCCTGCGCCTGGACCTTGCGGGGCGCACCGATCTGTTCGCCGAGCGAATGATCAATGCCCAGGGCTTCAAGGCCGGGCTCGACGGTGACTATCTGGTGGATTCGGTCGAGCAGTTGTTCACCCAGGCCGGATGGACGACCACGGTCCAGTGCAACGGCGGCAAGCAAGGCAAGGCCAAGGCCAAGGGCAAGCCGCCCCAGGCCCGCAAACCCCTCAGGGTCGAGCAGCTTTGAGCCTTGATCACATTTCCCACTGACGGGGCAACCCGCCCACAGGAGTATTCATGAAACCAGGCATCACCCTGGCGATCCGGCATTTTCTCCGGACCTTGATCGTCGGCTGCAGCTTGCTGCTGGCCACTGCCGCCCATGCGGCACCCTTTGTCCTGGCCTATACCGACGGCCAGGTCGAAGCGTCCTACAGCAATCTGCAGGCGTTCCACCGCAACCTGTCCGCCGTCGGCCTGGGCAGCACCTACGGCCTGACCGTCACCGGCAAGCTGCATCAGGACGGCATGAACGAAACCACGCAGAACATCATTCGTTTTGCCAAGAACCAATCCCTGGCGCTATACCCGACCGTCTCCGACTACAACGAAGACATCGGCGCCTTCGACCCGGCGATCTCCCACTCCATCCTCAACGACCGGGCCTTGAGCACGGGTACCATCAAGCAGTTGGTCAAGCTGGCCAGGGACGGTGGATTCGCCGGCATCAACCTGGACTTCGAGAAGGTCGAACCCAGGAATCGCGCCGCGTTTTGCGCCTTCGTCAAAACCCTGGGCAACGCCCTGCATGCCGGCAACAAGAAGCTGATCATCAGCATCCCGCCCAAGCTCAGCGACACCGAGCCTGAGTACCTGCAAGGCTACGACTACAAGGCCCTGGGCGCGGCGGTGGACTACTTCCAGGTGATGACCTACGACCAGGTCGGGCCGGGCTGGAGCAGCGGCGGCTTTCACGATGAAGTGTGGCCAGGCCCCGAGTCGGGCTTGGACTGGCAGCAGGCGCTGCTCAGTTACGCCGTTTCCCGAGTCCCGGCGAGCAAGGTCCTGGCGGGGCTGCCCACATACGGCCAGGACTACAGCATCGGCAACCGGGTGCACTGGTCGGCCTATCAGGAAATCATTGCCGAGCACCGGGCAGCCATTCACCGGGATGCCGCTTCTGCGACGCCTTATGCCACCTGGGGCCCGGTCAAGAGCTTCGCCGATGGCGTGGAATGGACCCCGGAACGAGCGCAACCCGTGCTCTGGTACGACGATGCCGCCAGCATCAAGACCAAGACCGCCCTGGTGACCAGGTTGGGCCTGGGCGGCACCAGCGTCTGGGCCATGGGCTATGAAAATGCCGAGTTCTGGGCAGCGCTGCAGTCAGGGCTCAAGGCCAGCAATGAGCTCTTGCCGACCGGGCGGGAGTGATCCTGGCTACGCCAGAATTCCGGGGGCTGCCCCGGGTAACGTTCGACGGAGAGAAGAGTACTGCCCCATGAATGACGAAGACCTTGCGGCGATCAATCGACTGATCGCTGCGCTCCAGGCCCAGACCGATGGACAGGCCGCCCTGAACAGCGCGATCCGCCTGCTGGCGCAGAGCAATCAGGCGCTGGTGGACCTGATCAAGAGTCGCGAGCCAGACCCCAACGCCCCCCCTTATCTGGATGGCTCGCCGGCTCCCTGACCCTGGGTTGAGCTTCCTCCCCGAGTAACACTCACAGCCCGCCGTCGCGGGTTTTTTATTGTTTGATGGAGAACACCTGATGTCGATTCTTACCCAAGGTACACAAATCTTTGCCCTGGTTCCGCCTGTCTCCGGCAGCGGCCCCTACACCGTGCTGGAAATCGAGCACGCCACGTCCTTCGACCCGGGCGGTGCACCCGCCGAGCAGATCGAAGACACCAGCCTCAACGCCGAAGAACGCAGCTACAAGAAGGGCCTGCGCACTCCAGGCACTGCCAGTCTCGGGCTGAACGCCGACCCGGCCAACGCCAGCCATATCCGCCTGCATCAGCTGTCCGAAGCCAATGGCGATACCAGCGTCAAATGGGTCGTGGGTTGGTCCGATGGCAAGGGTGTAGTCCCTACCCTCAATACCAAGGGTGACAACTTCGAACTGCCCACCACCCGTACCTGGTTCGCCTTTGACGGCTACGTCTCAGACTTCCCGTTCAACTTCGCCCTGAACGCCGTGGTGACCACCACCGTCACCATTCAGCGCACCGGCGGTTCCACCTGGATCAAGAAGGCCTGAGCCACGCCATGAACCTCAAGCAGCTGAAAGCCAAGGGCGGCATCGTCGATGCCCTGCCCGTGAAGAAACAGGTGAGCTGGACTCACCATGACAGCAAGACTGGCAAGGAAGTGACCGACACCTTGACCCTGCATGTTCGCCGGCAGTCTTTCGGGGTTATCGAGCGCCTGTTTGCCGAGAGTGACAGCGAGCTGAGCCGTAATGCCCGCTACATCGCCGCGTCGGTGGCCTTGGGCGCTGACGGCTCGGAAGCCCTCAGCTACGACGATGCCTACGGGCTGGAGCCGTCCCTGGGGTTCCTGATTCTCAATGCGGTGAATGAGGTCAATGGCACCGGTGGCGCCGCGGCAAAAAACTGACCGCCGCCGATGAGTTCTGGCACGAGCTGGTGCTGAACGGAGTCGGCGGCCGGACCATTGCCGAAGCCAAGGAACGCATGACCTACCAGGAAGCCCTGGCATGGGGGCGCTATATCGACCGATATGGTTCCTTGCATACCGGTAGGCGGCTGGAGGCGGGCAGCGCCCTGGTGGCGCTGCAGACCCACCGGCTGGGCGGAGGCATGGCGGAGTTGCTGGACTTCATGCCTCACGAACAACGTTTGGGGTTGTCACTCGAACGTGCAATGAACGAGTGGCGCTGACATCAGGCCACTTTCCCCAAACCCGTTTCGACGGGTTTTTTCATGACCCGGAGAAACCTATGGCAACTGCTTCCCAAGGGAACATGCAACTGGACCTTGGCAGCCTGGAGCGGGCCCTGGACAAGGCACAGCGTATTACCGACCAAGGCATGCGCAGTATGCAGAGGCGTGTCGAGGAGGCCAGCAAGAAAATTGCCGAGGCGATGGCGACTTCGTCTGCTTCCGCGTTGGGCGCGACCTCCAATGCCTTCGATGGCCTGCGTAAGGCCTATGACCCGGCTGCCAGAGCGGCCGATGATTTTGTAAAGAGTCAAAGTTCCTTGAGCGCACTGCTCCAGCAGAACAAAAGTGCTGGAACCGAGTATGCGCAGTCCCTGGAAGTATCTGGAAAAAAGCTGGGGGCGTACTCCGACGAGATGGAGAAACTGCGTAATTCAGGTGCTCTAGCTGTCTCTCAGTTAGGCAGGGGGAGTCGTCAACAGGCATTGGCCGCCCAACTTAGCGCGAACGATGAAGAATATGCTTTGGCGCGCAAGGCTCTGGATAAGCAATTTCCTCAAGGCGCGGTTCAGTCGCCAGCGACCTATGCCGACAAGTCAGGGATCAAGTTCCCGGCGGGAGATGCCTATGGCCGTGGGGCCGTACAGAGCGACGACTATGCCACCAAGCTTGATGAACTGAAGACCAAGCACAATGACATGGCCCTGCAGATTCAAAGCAACTATGTACAGATGAGCGAAGCACTCGGCGACTGGAAAAATGGTGCCTCGTCGGCTTTGGATGACTACATGAATAACGCCGGTAACGTCGCCGCTCAGTCGAAGGCGGTGTTCACCAGTGCGTTTGAGCAGATGGATGCCGCGATCCTCCAGTTTGCTACCACGGGCAAGTTCTCCTTTTCCGACTTCGCCAAGTCGGTGCTCAAGGATATGGCGATGTTGGCGGCGAAGACGGCGGCGTCCAAAGCGTTGAGTTCGTTGTTTGGAATGGTCGGCTCGGCCGTGATGAGCCTTTGGCCCAGCGCTGCTCCGGCTTCAAGCACGTTCACGGTTGATGGCGCCACGACTGTATTCAAGCCGCAGATCGATGCGTCCAGCATGTCTCCTCCTGTATTCCCTCATGCCAAGGGCGGTACCTTCACCAACACGGTGGCCACCGCTCCAACGTTGGCTCCAATGGCCCTGTTCGGTGAAGCCGGCCCAGAGGCAATCATGCCTTTAAGTCGCGGTGCCGACGGTTCGCTGGGTGTCGTTGCGCTGGGCGGTGGACAATCCGGCACCACCAGCAACCAGCAGGTGGTCATCCAGCAGACCATCAACGTACCCGACGGACAGGCCGGTGCCTCGGGTGCAGGCACGAACTCCCAGAGCCTGGCCAATGCCTACGCCAGCGCGGCGAAGCAGGGCGCGGCCGAACAGATCGCCCGAGACCTGAAACCGGGCGGCCAAATCTGGTCCGTCATCAACGGCCGCTGAATTCCAGTGGCCGCAACGGCTCACGCCCGGAGAAAAACATGACTATCGAAACATTCACTTGGGTACCCAAGATCGAGCCCGTGGGCAGTGTCGAATTTCGCCTCAAGTCGGCGCGCTTTGGTGATGGCTACCAGCAGATTGCCCAGGATGGGATCAACAACAAGACCCAGTCCTGGCCGCTGACTTTTGTCGGCGACGACAAGACGATCAAACCCATCGTCGCCTTTATCGACGCCCATGCCGGAGCGATGCCGTTTTACTGGACGCCGCCCTTGGGCGAGCAGGGTTTGTATCGCTGCAAGACTTATCAACCCTCGCCGTTGGGGGCGGGAATTTATTCGCTCAGTGCGACTTTTGAACAGGCATTTCATCCATGAGTATTGATCCAGTCAACATCGGCAGTACGCCGAATGATGGTAGTGGCCATGACCTGCGTTCTGGCGGTGCCATCATCAATGCAAACTTCGCCCAACTCGATGCCCGTACCGCGGCCGCACAGGCGAAGGCTGATGCAGCAGTGCCTGGTTCTGAGCTTGGCGCCCGTGTGCGCTCGACGACGCTGGCTGGCCTGGGGTCGCTGGTTAATGCTGCCATCGTGGCCACGGACACAGTCCTGCAGGCCTTCGCGAAGTTGCAGGCCCAGATAAACCAGAGCATCAAAAAGGGCGAGTTCGGCTTGGGCGGTGACACGGGCGCCGATGCAGCCGATTGCAACCTGATCACCAGGGGCGGCTATTACAAGGTCACGGCCGAAACCCTGAACCAGCCAGGGCAGGGCGGGTGCTCGCTTGCGCACGTCTCTCACTCACCCGGCTTCTGGACCCAGCTCGCGTTCGGTCAAGGCGCAGGCGCTGCAATGTGGCTTCGCAGTCAGTCAGGAGCCGCTCCAGGCCCGTGGGGTAGAGTGCTCAAGACTGGCGACTACGGGATCGGGACCAAAGATACCGCGCTGGTCCCCGGTAACACCCTTTCGACCAACCCTGAAACGGGTATCTATGGGTGGGCCGCTGACACCGCAGGGGCGCCTTCCAATACCGAGGGTGGAATTGCGATCCATGGTAGCCGAGCTGCCGCTTGGGGCTGCAAACTGATCATGTCGATCAACTCCGACAAGCTCTGGTTTAAGCGCTGGAGCGCTGGCGTTGATCAGCCGCCAGTTCGCCTCGTTCTCCAGGGTGACTACGGGATTGGCACCAACTCCCCGCCAAAGATCACTGACCTCAACAAAGCGCTCACTCAGGGCGTCTACAGTTGCGACCGTGGAGCGACTGGCGCTCCAAGGGCGGACGTATTTGGGAGCCTTGAGGTATCACCACACTCGGCAACTAGCGGCTCGCAGGTGTTCACCGCGACACAAGGGCACCCATTCGGTGAAAAGAAATGGTACAGGTCCTACACAAATACTCCTACCACCTTCAGTCCATGGATGGAGATCCTGAAGGCAGGCGACTTCGGGCTGGGAGCCGCCACGACTCCGTACAGCGGAACGGCAACACCGCCAGTCGCTGGGTTCTCAAGATTTGAGCCGGGCTCTCTCGCGAGGCCATTCGACCACTACGGGACCCTTGTCGACGTCACCTATGACGTACCAACAGGTAGTTGGAATCAGATTGGTATGACGCTTGACGCAAGCTACTTCGGATTTAGGGGATCAATCAATGGGACCGTTTTTCCGTGGCGCCGGCTTGACACCCAGTACGTCGAGAACGTCAACGGCCGCGCCGTGCTGCTGGCTGACGGGACTATGATTTGCTGGACGGTAAGAAAAAGATCATCTAACACGTCAATACAGCAAGGGTCGCTCTGGCTTGACCTCGGTACGTGGTTTTCATGGGCCATTCCGTTTGTCGGCGATAGGCCGGCAGTGTCGTTTTCCACTGATAACCCTGCTGGTAGCGCCTGCTGGTGCATATCAAACACGGTGGCGTCACTTACCGGTGTTCTAGACGTTAGGACTGTTTCCGTCATTTCTGGCGCAGCCGCTGATATTTCGTGCGTAGCCATTGGGAGGTGGAAATAATGAACTTCTATATCACTCTGAGCCCGCAGGCCCAGGTAAGCAATTACACACCTACAACGATATCTGTAAAAGGGGCCGTGATCACGATTGACGGCCAGGACTTCGACCTGTCGCCGATTCCGGTCGGCAGCATGATTGATGGGGCCGACGTTCACGAGGTTATTTTCCGAGGGGGCATCGAGCACCACGAGGACGGGTATCACCTGACCATTCTATTCAGGACGCCACTACAGGCGCCGCGCCGTATGGCGTACCCCGAGACGGTCGTAACAACCGGCGACGGTCCCGTCGACCTTCCACAGCCTGACCAGGAACAAGAACACCCCCCAGTAATCGAGGAGCCGAAAGATGGACCTGTCCAAGATCAAATCGATACCCACCCAGGAGAGCATCAAGAAGGAGCAGAAGACTCGCGAGGCCCTGAAGTGCCTGTCTGATACCGATTGGTATGTGATGCGCCTTGTCGAGATTGGAAAGGCAATACCCGAAGACATCGCTGCCAAGCGCGCTGAAGCCCGCACAACGATCAGCGGAGAAACCGAAGCCCCATAGGCTCCGAAGCAATACCCCACAGGCCCGCCATCAAGCGGGATTTTTTTTGCCCGAGGAATCACCATGCCGATCACGGCCGATATCCAGACCCTGGAGCCAGGCGCGTGGGTGGAGCTTTTTGAGCTCGACGCCACCAGCCTCGGCGCCGAGCTTTATCGCTTTCACGGTTATCCCCAACAGTCGTCGATCTTCTGGCAGGGGCTTGAGTACTCCCCCTGGCCGATTCAGGCCGAGGGTTTTGAAATGACCGGCAAGGGCGCGCAGCCGACACCCACGCTGTCGGTCGGCAACGTCGGCGGTTTCATCACTGCCCTGGTGCTGTATTTCGAGGACCTGGTCGGGGCCCGGCTGATTCGTCACCGGACTCTTGGCAAGTACCTGGATGGCCAGCCTGAAGCCGATCCTGAAGAGGAGTTGCCGCCAGACATCTGGTATGTCGAGCGCAAGTCTAGCGAAGACAACGAAGTGGTGAAGTTCGAACTGGCCAGCGCCCTGGACTTCAACGGTGTGCAACTGCCACGTCGGCAGATCGTTGCCAACGTCTGCTGGTGGCTCAGTTGTGGTGGCTATCGCGGGCCTTATTGCGGCTACAACGGTGGCCCGGTGGCGGATCTCAACGATGTGATCGTCACCGATACGGCCAAGGATAAATGCGGTGGTCGGTTGAGCAGCTGCAAGCTGCGTTTCGGTGAAAACAACCCGCTGCCCTTCGGTTCATTTCCAGCGGCAGGGCTGCTACGGAGCTGAGCATGAACAAGGCAAATCGGGCCGCCATCGAGCGCCACGCGCTGGCCGAGTACCCCAAGGAATGCTGCGGGCTGCTGATCCGCGAGGGGCGCAAGCGGGTCTATGTGCCCTGTCGCAACACCGCTGTCACGCCCAGCGAACATTTTCGCTTGGCCCCCGAGGATTACGCGGCGGCGGAAGAGCGCGGCGAGGTGCTGGCGGTGATCCACAGTCACCCGGATTATCCACCGGCTCCCAGCGAGGCGGATCGGGTGGCCTGCGAGGCATCGGGCTTGCCCTGGCACATCCTGGAAGTGCGCAAGGACGATGACGGCACCTTGCGCAAGGGCGAATGGGCGAGTCTGCTGCCCACGGGGTATCAAGCGCCGTTGATCGGTCGTTCCTTTGCCCACGGCATCCACGATTGCCTGAGCATCATCCTCGACTACTACCGTCGTGAACTGGGTATCGAATTGGGTAGCTACCAGCGTGAAGACGGTTGGTGGGACAAGGGCGGCAACCTTTATCTGGAGCATCTGCCTCAGGCCGGATTCGAGCGAGTCAATGACCTGCGCCAAGGCGACGTGGTGCTGATGCAGATCCGCTCGCCGGTGCCCAATCATGCGGCGGTCTACCTTGCTGACGGCGTGCTCAAGAGCGAACCGGAGCACTTCCCCGCGCCAGGCTCGATCCTGCATCACCTCTATGGACGCGACAGCAAACGGGACACCTATGGCGGTTACTGGGATGAGGTAACGGTCAGCATCTGGCGACATCGCCAGCTCATGGCGATGGATTGAAGTGCATCGTCTTTCCTTGAATTCAACCGAGGATCTTGTTCCTGGGAGTGATGTGATGAATCAGCAAAAAATCCGGGTCATCCGTCTCTACGGCACCCTGGGCGCACGTTTTGGTCGAGTGCACAGGCTGGCGGTCAGCAATGCCTCGGAAGCGGTTAGAGCCTTGTGCATCCTGATTCCGGGGTTCGAGGTTTTCCTGATGGAGTCCAAGGACCGCGGACTAACCTACTCGCTGTTTCTTGGACGCGACAATATCGGTCACGACCGTTTGAACGCGCCCAGTGGCAACAGCGATATCCGCATTGCACCGGTAGTGATCGGCAGCAAGCGTTCAGGTGGGCTGCAAACCATTATCGGAGTGGCCCTGGTAGTGGCCGCATCGTACTTCTCCGGGGGCACGTTTGCCGCTGGTGGCACAACACTGATAGGCGGCACTGGCACCACGGGCTGGACCATGGCCGCGCAGATGGGGATTTCTCTCGCCATGGGCGGGGTGATGCAGATGATGTCGCCGCAACTCAAGGGGCTGGGGGCGATGGACCGTCCCGACAACCGCGCGAGCTATAGCTTTAATGGCGCGGTCAATACCAGCGCCCAGGGCAATCCGGTGGGGCTGCTGTATGGCCAGTTGACCGTTGGCAGCTCGGTGATCAGTGCCGGGATCTATGCCCAGGACCAGCTTTGAACCAGGCTGGGTCTGTCCTTCACCTGAATCCCGCCTCGGCGGGTTTTTTATTGCCAGGAGAACCCCATGGGCTTGGCCGTAGAACGACAAAAGATGCAAACCGTGCTGCTGTCCGGCTCCCTGGCAAGGATGTTTGGACGGGAGCATCGGGTGGCCATTGCTGGTGGCTTCAAGGAGGTGATGGGGTACTTCCGTCAGTTCCCCGGTTTCGAGCGCTATATGGTGCAGAGCGCTGACAATGGGCTGCGATTCGCCGTGTTCAATGGGCGGCGCAACCTGTCTGAAACCGATATTCACCAGCCTCTGGGCAAGGAGGTGATCCGTATCGCCCCGGTGCTCAGTGGCTCGAAACGTGCCGGTGGGTTGCAGACCATCCTGGGGGCAGTGTTGATGGCCGTGGCCTACTACAACCCCTTTGGTTTCCTGACCGGACCTGCTGCGTCGTTGCTGATGATGACGGGTGTGGGGATGGCAATGGGCGGTGTCATGCAAATGCTGGCGCCCCTGCCCAAGGGGCTCGCCGCCCAGGACAACCCGGACAACCGCCCCAGCTACAGCTTCAACGGCCCGGTCAATACCAGCGCTCAGGGCAACCCGGTGGGCCTTTTGTACGGCCAGTTGATCATTGGCAGCGCCGTGATCAGTTCCGGTATCTACGCCGAAGATCAACTCTAACCCCTCCCGTCTTCCATCTGCCTGCCGGTGCGCGGGCCTTATTTCGCCTGAAGGAAAGCCATGACTGACCTTACTCTCGCTGGCAGCAAAGGCGGTGGCTCCAAGCCCCGTCCCTCCGTGGAGGCGCCAGACAGCCTGCAAAGCACGGCCTATGCTCGGATCCTCGATCTCGTCAGCGAGGGCGAGATTGTGGGCTTGAAGAATGGCAAGCGCTCGGTGTTTCTCAACGAGACGCCCCTGGCCAACGCCGATGGCAGCCTGAACTTCTCCGGGGTCACCCTCGAGACCCGCAATGGCAGCCAGGACCAGACCTACATCCCGGGATTCCCGGCGGTGGAAAACGAATCTTCGGTGGCGGTGGAGTTGCGCAGTGACCAGCCCTGGAGCAAGGCCATCACCAACCTACAACTGTCGGCCGTGCGCATTCGCCTGGCGGTCTCGCGGCTGGCACAGACCAACACCAGCAACGGCGACACCAACGGTTATACGGTGCGCTATGCCATCGACCTCTCCACCGATGGCGGTGCCTTCGTGGAAGTGCTGCAAGCAGCTTTCAGCGGCAAGACCTCGAGCAAGTACGAGCGCTCCCATCGCGTCGACCTGCCTGCCGCTACTGCTGGCTGGACGGTTCGGGTACGGCGCCTGACACCGAACTCCACCAGTGGTGCGATTGCCGACACCACCAGCGTCGAGTCCATCACCGATGTGATCGATGCCAAGTTGCGCTACCCGGGTTCAGCGATCATTGGCCTGCAATTCGATGCCTCGCAGTTCCAATCCATTCCAACCCGTTCCTTCGAACTGCAAGGGCGGATCATTCGTGTGCCCAGCAATTACGACCCGCAGACCCGGATCTACAGCGGGGTCTGGGACGGCACCTTCAAGTCAGCCTGGACCGACAACCCAGCCTGGATCTACTACGATCTGCTGCTGCACCAGCGTTATGGCCTGGGGCATTTGCTCAACGCTGCTCAGGTCGACAAGTGGGAGCTGTACCGCATCGGTCAGTACTGCGACCAACCGGTCTCCGACGGCAAGGGCGGCACCGAGCCACGTTTCACCTGCAACCTCTACCTGTCGGTCCGCGCCGACGCCCTGAAAGTGCTACAGGACCTGGCCACCACCTTCCGTGGCATGGCCTATTGGGGTGCCGGCTCGGTAATGGCCGTGGCCGATATGCCCGAAGACCCGGTGTACACCTACAGCAACGCCAACGTGGTTGATGGCAAGTTCGTCTACGGCGGCTCGGCGAAGAAAACCCGCTTCAGCGTGGCCCTGGTCAGTTGGAACGACCCGGCGGACTTCTACCGGCAGAAGGTGCAGTACGTCGATGACCCCGAAGGCATTGCCCGCTACGGCGTGCAACAGACCGAAATCACCGCCACCGGCTGCACCTCCCAGGCCCAGGCCCAGCGCATTGGCAAATGGGCGCTGCTGACCAACCGCCTGGAAACCGAAAGCGTGAGTTTCGCCGTGGGCCTGGATGGCACCCTGGCGCGTCCGGGGCAGATCATCCGGGTGGCGGACAACGACAGGGCAGGGCGCCGGATTGGCGGCCGACTGCGTTCCGCGACCTTGGATACCCTGGTGCTCGACGCTGACGTGAAGGCCTATCCGGGGGACACCGTCACCCTGATCATGCCCACCGGCAAGGCCATCTCGCGGGTGATCAAGTCGGTGGGTTATCCACTGACCTGGGACAGCGCGGGGATCACCTGGGACAACGGTGACATCACCCTTGATACCACCGGCTTTCCTGCCGAAGTCCAGCGAGTGGTGCTGGAGAAGAAGCTGGAGGAACTGCCGCCAGAACAATCCATGTGGGCGATCGACTCGCCGACCTTGGCCGCCCAACAGTTTCGGGTGCTGTCGGTGGCTGAAGACTTCAGCGATGACGCCATCAAATACAGCGTTAGCGCGGTCAAGCATGTGCCCAGTAAGTTTGACGCAATTGATAACGGTGCGCGGATTGAACGGCCGCCGGTGACAGTGATACCGCCGAGTGTGCAGCGGCCGCCGAGCAATGTGCGACTGAGCAACGATCACTTTGTCGATCAGGGCAGTGCGATCAGCGTCATGACCATCGAATGGGATCGCCCCGAAAGCGCGATTGCTTATGAGGTGTACTGGCGCAAGAACGATGGCGAGTGGGTGTTCGCCGGGCGCACCGGTGCGACTTCGATCGAAGTGAGTGGGATCTATGCCGGTCGTTATATGGCCAAGGTTCGAGCGATCAACTCGCTGGATATTGGCTCGGTGTTCGCGACTTCGATCGAGACGATACTGAATGGCAAGACCACGCCACCACCGGTGGTAGCGTCGTTCACTGCCGAGTCGATTGTGTTTGGTATCAAGTTGAAGTGGGGTATTCCGGCGGGTGTTGCTACTGCGGATCTGCAGCGAACCGAAATCTGGTACAGCCAGACCAATGACGTCGGAGCGGCTATCAAGTTTGGTGATTACGCTTATCCGCAGACGGATCTGACGATCATGGGGTTGGCCGCTGGAGTACGGTTTTTCTTCTGGGCCCGGTTGGTGGATCGCATCGGCAACGTGGGAGCGTTTTATGGACCTGTGACAGGCCAGTCTTCGGCTGATGCTGGTCCGATTCTGGATTACCTCAGCGATCAGATCACCGAGACTCAGTTGAGCCAGCACTTGCTGGAAAAGATCGATTCTGGCGGAGGCGCTCAGGTTGAGGTGGAGGCGCTGAAGAGTGAGTTGGCGGCGATGTATTCGATCAAGACCCAGCTTACGGTTGATAGAAAGCCGTACATAGCCGGT